ATGCAATCACAGATTGTGAATCCAAACCTTCCGGAATGGGCTGATGGATTGCCGGAGCAGGTCGTCAGCACGGTACGCCAAGAAGCGATCCGCCGCGGGATTCGGCCCTCCGCGTTGGTCAAAGAATGGACGGTCAAAGCAGCCCGCGACCTCACCACTGACGACGCCCAGCAGAAACCTGTGACCAACAAGTGAACCAAATGAGGTCCCAAAGTTTCTATCTCAATGGCGGCATTTCGTCGCGCCGAACCTCCTTCGCCGCTTATGAAGTTCGCTGACCTGCCCCCAACTGATCGGTGGTTCGTTCTTGATCGTGAACTACCGCGGATCATCCAGAGCCACATGAAGGCTTCGACGGTCGATCCTTCCGACGAGGTGTCGGTCGAGGAACTCGCAAAGAAGCACGGCATCGGCGAGCGCGCCATGGTCAACCGTCTCCGCGACCTTGGAGGTCAGCCATACCAACTAGGTAAGGCGTGGTTCATCCGCCGCAAATCTCTCGTGGTCGCTCTCGAACAAGCAGAGAGCGCCACCTCCTAAAGCAGAAAGGCCGGTGTTCCTAGCACCGACCTTTCGAAGAAGTGAAACCAGTAAAAGCCCGTTAGGGCATCCACACAATGAAACTAGCAGCATCTGTTAGCCGGGTCAACCCCGGCAATGTTTCCACCATCAAGCGCGAGACTGATAGTCAGCTTGAAGATTTTCTCAAAGAGATCGGCTTCGGAGATATCGGGGAACTCGAAGGAGCGATACTCAAGGCAGGCATCCAGGCTGTTCTGGATCAGGTGAAGGCCAACGGGGAGCTTACTGTCCCCCTGAGCTTTGCCGTCGTTCCCTCCGGAAAGGGCCCGCTCTTCCTGAAGGAGCGGACCGTCCGATACATGCGGGAATGCTGCGCCATTGCCGGCGTGGATCTCAGCGAGTGGGCCGAGAAGTGGATTGGAGACGATGGCGAGCAAGGCCAAGTCCACGACGCGCTGTCCGGCCGACTTGACGTGGCCCAGATTGGCCTTTGCCACGACATCGTGGTCGAGGAGGTCGAGCGAACCACGGAAGAAGAGGACGCTCTATTCGAGCGCATGCGCGAGGTCGCCTTCCGGTACCAGCAAGAACTTAAGCAGGAAGCCGCCGCTTCCGTGGAAGGGGGGGAAGAATGAGAACTGTCTCCCCATCAAAGCCGGTTCGCACGCGCTTCGCACCGCTGACGATCACCGTTGTCGACCAGTCAACCCTGGCAGCAATTCACGATGCCGCTCGACTGAGTAAAACTACCCCGGCGAGGTTGGCCGGGCGAGCCCTCAGCCATCAGTCGCGAGTGATCCGCGACATCTGCTTGGCGATTGCTCCGCTGCCAAAGAACAAAGTGATCGACGTTCGTTCTTACCTCAATGAGGTCGAGATTGTGAGGGTCGCGCTCACCATCGACAGCGAAGATGCCGCATTCCTCCTCGCGAGAAACCCCTATATCATTTCCCGGTACGGCTTCGACGTCGCCGCTTACTGCATTCCGCTGAATGGGGCACTCGAATACGGGAAGACTGTCGATACATCAAAGGAGTTGCAGGATGCTCTGATCATCTCCACTGCGTTTTCGTCGTTGAGGGGATACAAGGCGGCGCCCATCTCAGTGGAATTTCAGCGCTTCGAGTGGGAATGCGTCCTCTCGGTCAGCAAGGCTTTTGGGGTCGAGCCTGTGGCAATGGTTCGGGCAGGCCTCTTCAACCGCGTGAGGTCGCTGAAGCGCTTCGACGAACGCGAGGGAGTAGAGAAGGGAGGTGCGCGATGAGCACCGCGACCCAAACCAGAACCCCGAAGAAGAGATCCGCGGCTCCGGTAACGGTGACCTTTACGGGGAAAATGGCGGAAGCCATCCGAGCTGCTGCACGGGATTCCCGCCGCACTCCTCAAATGATCGCTGAGGGCTGGTGCGAGCACGGATGCGACCGTCCAGAGGGTGACACAGGCCGCGTTTTCATTGACGTTCCGGAGTTCTTGCGCGCTTCTCTAGAGAGGCTGGCGGAAGCGGGGGGCTACACCGAAGGGCTTGTCGAACTGGGGCTTGAGACATGGATCAATCCCGAGATCATCATCGACTCTGTCGCACGCACACTGATTCGGAACACCGACAGCAATAAGCAGCAGATCAAGCGGCTCGCGAGCGTGGCAGTGGAGGAGAGAATCCGCCACAGCAAGGACGCCGCCGAACGTTGGATTGCGGAGAACATCTTCAAGATGGAGGTGGGGAAATGAGGACATCTCCTTTCGCTGCATTTGAACGCGGGCTCCGCGCTGACTCCGCCGAGGTCTTCGGTGGGAAGTCCAATGGCAAGAAGCCCGGACGACCACGTAAGCAGGATACCGAGGTGGAAGAGGGCCGCGGTCACGCGTGGAACGCCGTCAAGCTCCCGAACGAACTCGCCGCCCAGGTGGAGAGGATTGCGGAGGCTCTCGACGTTCATCGCACCGGCATGGCTCGCATGATCGTCGCCGCCGGCATCGAGGCCATCCTCGTGAAGCTGGAGACCGGCGATGGCCTGACCCTGCCTCTGCGCTTCAGCGTCACCGAGGAGAAGCCGGGATTCTACCGGCAGCACCTCCGCACTGTTACTCCGGAACGCTTTGAAGCTCTTCGGTCTCGCTATCCGTGGCCTCTCCCTAAGTGGCAGGGCCTTCAACATCGGCGCGGCGATGCCACGGGCACGCCGATGCCGCCACCTCTGTCTCATTGAAACCCATCAACGAATCACAAAATTATGATCATTCTATTCATTCCAGGCATCCTCAACCCCGCTCAGTTCCTGCGGGAGAAACCCAGCCCTATCCCGCCTCCGTCCGACGACGAAATCCGTCCGCACACTGCGCCGTATACGGTGGGCCAAGCGCACGAAATCTATCGTGCCTGCGTGGACCTCGCCGAAACAATGGAGCAGGCGCGCGAGTTGGAGTCCGGGCCGGAGATCGTTTGGCTCGTGGAATCGCTGAACGGGACCGCAATGCGCTACGGACGAAAGGACAATGTGCCTCATGCCCGGATGCTGCGAGCAATCGAGCTTGTCGGGCAGACCTGCCGGAATGCCGACCTCGGCGCGAAGGAGGTGAAGCAGCGTGACAACTGGAAGCTGGCGGAGTCGGACGGGTTTAATCGTCTTCTGCCGATGATCCTCGGCGTTCTCGCCAGCGATGAGGCGGAGATCGATGAGGACCCCGCCGCCGAGTTCACGGAGGACTTCGAGGGCGAGCTGGGTGAAGGCCGCCCGCTGGTGGTCAGCACCACCGAAACCTGTGTCCGTCTTCACCACGACGGCGTGGGCGAGTACTACGAAATCGAGCTGGCACGGATCCCGGATCAGGGGGCGCTCTTGAAGTGGATCGAGCACGTCGGCGGCAAGACGTGGGTGTCGGCGAACATGATCCGAATGTTCGTCTCTGCCGTCTGCTCGTCGAAGGGCTGGAAGCTCACCGAAACCTCCTCTCTTTGAGCATCGAGCTCCATAGCGGTCCCGAGGTGTCGCAGGTGGAGTATACCGGGCCGAATCCGGAATACCTCGCCTTCGCCTTCGAGATGACTGCCGGCGTCGTCGCGGACCTCAAGACCCCCGTCATGCAGCGAATTGCCGCTGTATGGCGGGGCGAGGGTTCCTATGCCGAGCGAACCATGGCCACGATGCGCGCCGCTGAGGCGGAGACGACGGGCCTTTGGCTCGCGATCGTCAGCGCGCCCGCCGAGAAGATGACTTACGAGCAGCAGCGGTACCGCGAGCACTTCGAACACCTGGAGCGCGACATCGCGATCACTGAGTCCGAGATGATCCGCGAAGCCAAGGAGCGCAGCCGGTCCCGACAATTCTCGGAGTACTGGGACCAACAGCTTTCACCCTTTCGTTTTCCAAAGACCCAGCAATGACCAACTGGTTTGCCATTCACCGCTGCCCTGAGGCAGCCCAACTTCAGCGCGATCACCCGAACGCCTTCCTCCTGCTTTTGCAGATCCTCCAGCGCGCCCGCTGGCAGAAGAAGCGGTGTCCGAAGACCGGGTTAGAATACGGGCAGGCATTCGTAGGAGACTTTGAGAATGCGGGAATTGCGACTCGCAAGGCGTACCGCAAGGCGATGGAGATTTTGGAGAGGGGCCAAGCATGCCGCTTCGAAGGGGCCAAGCTTGGGGCCAACCAAAGGGCCGAGCTTGGGGCCAACCAAAGGGCCAACCGCGGGACCATCGCAACCCTCTTGGATTCAAAGATTTTTGCCGTCGCGATTTTGACGAAGGGCCAAGCAACGGGCCAAGGAAAGGGCCAACCAAAAGACCAACCAAAGGGCCAAGCTTCGGACCTAACAGGGGCCACTAACATAGAATGTTCTTTAAAAGACAGTACGTCCCCGGCTTCGAACGGACTTCCAGAGGTGGCGGCATTCTGGAACGAACACCCCCCGTTGCCGAAGATCATCACGTTCGGACCCAAGCGCACGAAGGCGCTCCGCGTGATGGAAGCTCTTCCCGACTGGGCACCTCGCTGGCGCGAGGCGGTCGGCAGGCTTTCGAGTTCAAGTTTTGCCACTGGCGGTGGCGCGATGGGCTGGAAAGCCGATATCGATTTCCTGCTCACACCCACCGGCTTCGAGAAAACCCTCGCAGGCGCTTATGACGACCGTCCGAAGGAGCGCCCTGCGATTCGCACCCAACCCAGCGGGCTCTCCGCTGAAAACTTCTCCCTGACTTCACCCGTTTCCGTCCATGACATCGGCCTCGCCTGAGAAACCACACGTTCCCTTGGTTGAGCGTGCAGTTCTCAGCCTCATGATTCGCGACGCTGACTTCCGTCGCCGCGCTCTCGGCGATGGCCTGAAGTCGGAGCACTTCGTCACGCTGCGTCCGCTTTTCGATGCGATCATCACGCTCGCGCGACACGGGACGCCGATTGACGCACCCACCCTTTCGGCTTGGCTTGATCGAGAGGGCCGGATCCTCGAAGTGGGCGGCCACGCTGGCGTGTCAGATGTCGCGGGAGCCGACGCGGTACCGGCAAACTGGTCCCAGCACCTGAGCGACCTTCGAGGAGCGCACGCCCGGCGCATTGCCCAGGAGTCTGCGGAATGGATGGCGAGTGCCACCGACCCGCAGGAAGCCCTCGAGGCTGCGACCGCAGGCATGGAAGCCATCAAGGCGGCGATTGCCGGTCCTACCCGGTCGAAGACTCTCGCGGAGGCTGGATCCGCCCTTATCGAGTGGATGGTCGAGATGAGAAAGGCCGGTGCCATTCCTGGGATTCCGACGGGCATGGAGGATCTGGATGCGCTCACCGGTGGGATGCGTCCGGGCCAGCTGTGGGTGATTCTTGCCCAAACCAGCGGCGGGAAGTCTGTACTTCTGCAGCAACTCGCGATCGAGGCGTTCAGCACCGACGAGCGGACCGCGATCTTCTCGGCGGAAATGATGCTCCCGGAGATCATGGCCCGTCTTGTCTCCCGTCATGGCCGGGTGAACCTCGAAAGGATGACCAAGCCCGCCACCCTGACGCTGGAGCGCGATGTCAGGGCACTGGAGGCGCAGATCCGCCTCATGGCGTCGATGCCATGCACGATCGACGACACCCCGCGGATGAGCCTTTCCCACGTCGAGGGGGAATGCCGACGCCTCGCGGATGCTCATGGAGGCCTTGGCCTGATCGTCGTGGACTACGTACAAATTGTTCGAGGGATGAGATCGAAGGGCCAGAACCGCGAAGAGGAAATCGCGGGCATCTCCGGCGGACTGAAGCAGCTCGCCAAGGAAATGAATTGCCCGGTGATCACCGCCGCCCAGGTGAACAAGCAGTTCACGGCGCGGGAGTCCGAAGCCATCGCTTTCGACTCGGACGTCGTGCTCATGATCGCCGACGACGGGCTTAAGGTGGCGAAGAACCGCAACGGTCCGCGGGGCGGCGTGTTGCCCTACAAGCTCACGGGCGAGTTTCAGAGTTTTGTGCCCTTCACAGCGGAAGAGCAGGCGGCCGTTCAAGCTGCCGCGGATGCCGCCGCGGAGCAGCAGCGGAGGAAGGGCAATAGGAACTACGGATCGAAGCAGTACAAGGACTGAAGCCACTCAGAACGCGAAGAATCCCTCCCGCCGCGGGAGTACATATCCGCATCTTTCAGGATAATATTTCATTGCGTCCCGAGATGGAGCACCTATTTCTAAACCTACCATCTTCAGATGATTCTATAGCCTGCTCTCCCATGAAATCTAAGACATTCTTTTTTCCCCGGCCTTCCGCCCTTCACGCATTGGTTCTCACGGCACTAGCTGCCGTAGTAGGGGCAGCACCGGCAAACGCTGCGCTCGCTTTTGCCGGCGTCACGACATTTTCGCAATCCGGCGGCCCACCCGTGTCCGGTGGTTCCGTTCTACCTGCTTCCTTCTCGATCGGAGGCGGACTCCAAAATTTCATTAACTTCTCCGATAGCGAGGGCGTGCCTCCCCAAGGTATCTCCTTTCAATTGGAACGGACGTCGACCACCGGCCCCGCCCCCTTGGTCACTGATTTCAGGTTGTCGCTGATAGGCTCAAGCGGTCCCCCAGCAACTCCCGTTCCGGTGGTGGTAACCTTTGATGGCATCAATACCTATACCTTCACCATTGAGTCCCCGACTCCCACGTTTGTGAATGAGGATGGGTCGGCGCTTTTCAACTACATCCTTACCCCGCGCGACCCTCTCCCCGGCGAATTACCCGTTGGCGAGGCTCTCGAGTCCATCGTTTACGGCCCGCAGACATTCAGCCTTGTAGCGGTTCCGGAGCCCGGCAGCTTGCTCTTGAGCGGCATGGGCTTGTTAGCGTTGCTGCGTCGCCGCCGCTGAGCGATCACCTTCATCAACAGGGGCCTCGGGAATGAAATCATTCCGCAGAGGCCCCTATTTCATTTCTCCCGGGCGCCCCTGTCCGACCTCTATCAACACGAACACCCGCCATTCTCGGAAATCTCGTCGCCAAACACACCGCGATCCGGTAAAAGTCACTTCAAGCGAATGATCCCAGCCGTTCAACTCGAACTGCCCCTGCGCTTCTACCGCAGGATCCAATGCGCTGCCGCCCAGCTTTCGGACCCGGACCATCATCTCCGGCGGAAGAAGAACGGGTATTACCAGCTTCGCGTTACAATTGATCGTGGGCCCAAGCTCGTTGGTGAGCGCGTGGTCTTTGGTTTGGACACGAAAGTACCTGAAGAAGCCCGCTCGCGCCGCGACTTCGCTTTGAAGGTGCTACGGAAGGCAGGGAAGGTCCTCAAGTAAACCGGGATGAGCCCTTCCATTACCATCGAGGTGGAAACGCAGGCGGATGGCAGGCAGGTAAAGCGTACGATGACCATTGACCTCGAAACCTTCACCGCGTCGCCGGATCTCGTTCGGGAGATCACGGAGAGATTGCTGAAGGAGGTGCTCGGAGAGGCGAACACTGTAACGTTGCAAGCTCAGGTAACCGATCCGGGGACCACCCCGACGAATTGACCGTTTTCCGCGTCATGGGCGTACTGCAACCATGGCGTTCACGGAACCAGCGAAGCCGGGCAAGGCCTCATCGAACTCACGCGGCGGAAAGCAGTCGAAAACGGGCACGCTCTCGCCGAAGCAGCTGCAGTTCTGCGCCGAGTATCTGGTCGACCTGAACGCGACCCAGGCGGCAATCCGTGCGGGCTACAGTGCGAAGACGGCGTCCTCCATCGGCCAAGAGAACCTGACGAAACCTGAGATTCAGGAGGAAATCGCACGGCTGTCCAAGGAGCGAGAGAAGCGGACCGAGATCACCGCCGACACGGTGCTCCGGGAATTGCTCAAGATCGCCACCGCCGACATTGCCCAGGCCTTCACCGAGGATGGCCGGCTGAAGCCCATTCACGAGATCCCCGAGGACGTTCGTCGGGCCATCGCCGGCATCGAGGTATACGAGGAATACGCCGGGCGAGGGGAGGATCGGGAGGCCATCGGCCAGAGTAAGAAGGTCCGCTTTTGGGACAAGAACAAGGCCCTCGAGAACCTCGGCAAGCATCTCCGTCTCTTTGTCGACGTGAAGGAACACAGCGGCTTGAACGGCGGCCCCATCGTTTCGACTGCCACCACACTTTCGCCGGAGCAACTCGCCCAGGTCGAGCGCGTGCGCGGCGCTCGCGAGAAGGTGCAAGCCGACCAGACGAAGTGAGCGCCTACACCCTCAGCCCTGCCGAGCATGCCATCCTTGAGCTTGGCCGGAATCCCTACGACTGGCAGATCGAGGCCCTCGAGGCGATCGGCCTTCAGGAGTATGGCGGGAAGCCCGTGGCCGTGGCCGCTGCCAATGGATCGGGCAAGACCTCCGACCTCGTCGCCGTCGCGGTCTCTTGGTTCCTGAAGCGGTTTCCGAACGGTTGGGTGGTCATCACCTCGGGATCGTGGAACCAGCTCAAGAATCAGCTTTGGCCGAGCCTCTCCGCCCTTCGTCCGTTCAATCCGGGCTGGAAGGTGCTCCGCGGTGCCGAGTGCGTGGTCTCCACTCCGGAGAGCCGGGAGCATGGCATCGGCGGAGCGATCGGCTTCTCGACCAATGATGCGAACCGGGCGGAGGGCTGGCACCCAAAGCCGGGCCTTGATAACCCGGTGTTCATCATCGTGGACGAGGCGAAGGGTGTGCCTGACGCGATCTTCGGCGCGTTCCAGCGGTGCACGCGTCTCTTCCAACTATGGGTATCGAGCCCGGGTGAGCCCGCCGGCCGCTTCTTCGAAGCCTTCCACCGCAATGCCGCGCTCTACTGGACGCGCAAGGTCACCTCGATGGAGTGCCCGCACATCCCGGCCAGCAAGCGGGATATCGACAGGGAGGAACTCGGCGAGGATTCCCCGCTCTACCGGTCGATGCACCTTGCGGAGTTTACCTCCCTCGATAATCGCGTCGTGCTCTCACCCGAGGCCCTGACGCATGCGTTCCTGATCCAGGCGCACCCAGACCCATCGGGCGAGCTGGTCGGCTTCTCCGACTTCGCGGCCGGCGGAGACGAGGACACGATTTCATGGCGCCACGGTAACGTGGTGAAGCTGCATGATGCCTGGCGGCAGAAGGAGACCGTGCAGTCACGGCGGCGGCACATCGACGGGTACCGCAATCAACTCAACATCCTTCCCGGCCAGGTGTGGGGCGACGCGGACGGGATCGGGACGATCATCATCAAGGACATGGCCGACGAGGGTTTCCGGATCCAAGAGTTCCGCGGCGGCCTGCCTTCGCTCGAGCCTGAACGCTACGCCAACCTGATCTCACAGTTCTGGATTGAGGGATGCCGCCTGATCGAGCGGGGCAAGCTCCACCTTGGACCCCGGGACAAGTTCAGCGCCGAACTTTACGAGCAGCTGACGACCCGCCGCCTTGAGTGGGACGGGAAGGGAAGGCTGCGGGTGGAGAGCAAGGAGGACATGAAGGCCCGCGGGGTGAAGAGCCCCGACCGTGCCGATTCTTTCATCGGTGCCATCATGTGCGGTGCCCGCCTCAGCAAGGCAATGACCCCGGAGAGCACCAAGCAATCCCACGTGCCGGCATCGCCGTTCCACACTCCGACCATTCGGTTCTGACCGGGGACCACTCCGACGGGTGGCAGGAGATCGGGAGACGGGAGCAGGGTGCAAGCCATGAACTTCGCTCTGAATCCGGACGTGAGATGGGAGAAGGCTCGGCACGTGCCAGCGCCGCCGCCTCGGAAGAAGCGCCGCCGGCCGCTCCTCGATGTCGGCTTGGTCTGCGTTGTCCTCGCTTTGGCGTGGGCTTCAGCCGGGTGCGTTCAAACTTCGACCGTCCGCCCGCTCCCCGGTGGAGGCGAGGAGCGCGTGCAATCCTACGGCCTGACCGATCGGGCATTCGGAGCGATCGACACCGGCGCGCGCTACTACTTCCGCGTCCCACAGGAAGGGGGTGGCAAGTGATTCGCTTCCGCTCCCTCCTCTCCGTGCTCTGGCAAAAGGCCTTCGATCCCTTCCGCGCGCCCGAGGACCGAGGCCTCGACACCTACGCCAAGCCAGCAAGCGGGGACACGCGCGACGACAGCCGGTATATTTCCCAAAGGGGAATCGACCTCATCAAGCATTTCGAGGGCTGCTATCTCACCGCCTACAAGGACAGCGTGGGGGTCTGGACCATCGGCTACGGGCACACTGGCCTTGTCCACAAGGATGGCACCGTGAAGGCGGGCCGAAAGATCACCCAGGCAGAAGCAGAGGAGTTGCTGCGCTACGATCTACGCAACTTTGCCAAACGCGTGCAGGAGGGAACAACGGCCCCGCTCACCGACGATCAATTCGCCGCTCTGGTCTCCTTCGACTTCAACACGGGCGGCTTCCTGAAATCGACTCTGCGCGCGAAGCTGAATCAAGGCCTCTACGCTGCCGCGGCCGACGAACTGCTGAAGTGGGACAAGGCTGGAGGCCGCACCCTCTCAGGCCTGACCCGCCGTCGCAGGTCCGAGCGCCGCCTTTTCCTCGGCGAGGCGGAGCCCATTGTCCGCACCCTTTGATTTCACCCAGACATGCCCGAATTCATCAACAATCTGGAGCGCCTTGTCGGCATGGGGATCCTGCCAATCGTGGCGATCCTACTCCTCTTCGTGCTCGGCCTAGCCGCGGTAGTCGCAGCTATGGCCGGGTTTGGCTTCAAGTTCTTCATGGGTGAGCGCCGAAGGCACGACGCCCTCCTCGCGCAGCGGGACAAGGAGAGGGTGGAGGAGCGACTCGCCATCGAGACACGCCTATCCACCTCGGAGGAGAAGCACGAAGCCTGCGAGAAAGATCGGGACGTCCTGCGTACCGACGTTGCCACGCTAAGCGAGAGGGTCGACCGGCTGACCAAGTGTCCCAAGCCCGGATGTCCGATGAGGTTGCCGTAAGCCATCTAGCAGATTTTCGTACGGAGAACCCCTTGGCGACCCGCCGCGAGGCGAAGCCCAAGGGGGGCTGCGACGAGCCCCTTGGGTATTATCACAAAGAAGAACCGGCCCCGGCAGCGGAGAGCTACCGGGGCCGGACATGTTCATGGCGCACCGGAAGGTCCCCCCGGAATCACGGTGCGTATCGCGAATAGTGAATCGCGGAGAAAAAGTCAAGATGGCCTAAAAATCTTAGCCCGAAATTACGCGGGGTCGTTAGAGCAAAATCCGCGATTTAGGGAGAGGCGGATTGACCAATGTGCAAGTCCCCCCGCAGGATACATGCTCCTGACCCACGGAGGCGGCTCGGTGCTTTATCATCAGCGGACCCCCTCCAATGCTTTATTGGAGGAGCAAATGAATTGGGGAAGCGGCTGCTGAATGAATGGGCGGAATAGAGCGGGCAGGGCTTTCCCGCCTCCAGTGCAGAGGCATACGATCGCCGACAAGGCTTGCAAAATTCACGGTCAGACGTTGGGGTCCGGGATGCTGCAGATGGGAAGGAAGCGAGCGTTCAGAGTGGACTGTGAAATCGGGGATTGGGTCGAAGTAATCGCCGTAAAGGAATGGGACCTAGATCCAGAATTCCGGTCATTCGAACTTCCCGAGGTAATCGCGAACGAGACGGGTGAACCGCGATGGATCTTCCGCCGTCGCGGCGTTCGACAAGATCGACACGACAAGCTCACCTGGGTGTGGGTCCGCATGGAGTGACGGTGGTGGAATTTCACTTTTTACTGGCTCGCCCGCACCTTTCTGACCGAAATTGCCTTCGTGGAAATGCCTCCGCTCCGCACCGATCCAGCCGCTTGCGAGGTCGGCGACCACCTTGATCCTCGTCACGTCGCCCAATGGCCACTACGCGAAGGGGCGGAGATTCAATGGACTCTAATTCCACCGGGCGGAGATCCGACAGCCATCAAGAGCGCGCTGTTCTCGGTCCAACGGCGACTGATTGACGATGGCGTAGACAAGGTGCTTGTCTGGGTCCGGATCTCCTGAGCTGTCGGAGGCTTTTTTCCCGTGGCAAGGCCTGTTTTTCTGGCGAGCGAGAGGTAAGCCGAATTCGTAGGCGGGATTCGTTGCTATTGCCCGGTTGCGAACGATTGTGATCGCTCGGGCTTCTCGTTTGTCGCCCGGCGTGAGGGGTCCCGGCATGGCTGCGGGGGCCTCTCTCTTTTAGCTATCCGAAGGATCATTGACCCCAGCCGGATTGGCCGGACCGTGTAGCGCAGAGTCTCTTGAACCAACACTTCGCACCCGTCGTTTGGAGCGGCCTCTTAAGGTAGGAAGCTCTGGGCGGGGACTTTACTTCTCCCGGAAGCCGTATCGATCCAAACGCAAGACCCCTCCGGCTAAACGACGCCTCGGCGGCTCCTCGCTCGTCGTCTCGTTGAGAGGGCTATTCCTGCACTGGAGTGCCCCACGTATCAAACTCGTGAATCTCCCGCTTGAGTCGCCCGCAGGCCGGACGATGGATCTGGACCATTTCCGGGAGGACGCAGAACTCGTAAATCTCGCTGAAGCGAAAGAGTTGCCAGCCTTCGTCGGCCTCCAGTTGCCAAGCCAAGAGCAGGTAGGTGCGATACCGACCGCCTAGCCCTAAGAGCCTCGGTTCGGCTTTCACATCCATGCCTCGCCACTGGAATGCGACGACCTTCCTCCGGGTAATAGCGTCCCGGATCTGCTGTAAACTGGGCTTGGTACGCATCAGCGGAAGATCACGAACAGGATCGCCGCCGCAAAGAGGGCCGCAGTTACGATAAAAGCCACGATCTCACCGCAAAGGTGAGTCGCCTTTTTTGAGTATTGGAAGTGTCTCGGCATTGCAATCGGGGTGGGAAGTTGCAGGCCGGGTGATAGCAGGGCTTCGTCAATAACTCAGGCATGTTGAGGCTGCAAGAACGATCAATCCGCATCATTTGCGGGACCTAGCCATGCAAGTTTTTCAGGCGTTGATGCGGCAGACGGCGGGCCGGTGCTGCCTCTCCATGCTTGTGAGAGCCCGACCCGCCGAGCAACTATGTGACTACCCAGGAAAGTCAGAAGAGCGTGCATCGCGAGAACGCAATGACTCCGGCGAGGGCTCCTACAGCCAGAACAGCGGCCACGAAGGCCTTTTCCGGCAAGGTCATCAAGGGCGAGTTGTTCATGGGCCGCGTTCGCGAGCATTTGCCAGAACCGCAGAATTTTGGCAAGCCGGGAGAGACTGTGGCTAGCGGACCTTGTCAGGCCGAGATCGGCCCGCTCATCCTGCCCCCGTGAAACCCCGCCCGCTGTATCGCTCCATAACCTTCTGGTCCGGCGTCTTCGTGATGAGCTTCCTTTTCTGGGGCTCGTGGCTCTCCCAAGGCATGTACCGTTCCCTCGCCTACGATCCCTACGCGGTGGCGAGCGCCGATGGCGTACTCCACATCAGCCGGTCCCCCGGATACAGCAGCGGCGATCGCTGGAGCACCACGCGGTTCCCGTCGGTTAAAACCTGGGAGAGATTCCCGCCGCCACTCTTTCTCCGCGGCAAAGGGGAACCGGTCTCATCACCAGAGCCGCCGCGGCTTTTCCGGGAGATCGCGAAAGTGGCGATGAGTGGTCAGAGCCCCGGCGCCTGGGTTCTCGCCATCCCGCATTGGCTAATCATTTTCGCCGCGGGATTGTCGTGGTCCGTGCTTCTCCTCTGGCGGGCGAGGCGAACCAAGAAGGCTAACGAGGGTGTGGAATCGTGGCTTTGGCCGAAAGAAAGATAGGAATTCGCGGGGCAGTGCCACGTGCATCGTCGGGCAAGGGATTTAAGCCCGGCAGCGTGCTGCGACAGCAAGTAACAGACCGGGGACCACTCGGCAGGGGTGATTCCTTCCACGACGCGGTGGCATGGTCCGCCACGTGGCAAAGAACGTCATCCCCAGCATCAAGACCGGTGCCACATGGCAGGGACGCCAGCACCAGGCGAAGCTGAACGGCGTGCCGATCGATATCACCGGCGCCACGATCCTGATGCAGCTGCGGTCCTCTGTGACCTCGGGCGTCACCGCCGAGTGGAGCACCGCCGACGGCACGATCGTTCCCACGGTCCCCGGGGATGGCTGGTTCCAGATCCTCGGTCGGGACGTCACATGGCCAGCGGGGTCCTACGTGCACGACGTCCTCGTCGTCTTGGCCTCCGGTCGGAAGATCCAGTTCCCGACCGGTGAATGGACCATCAACCCCAACGTGAGCCGCCTCTAATGGACACGTTCGTACTTCAATCGGTCGATACTCCCGACGTCTTCCAACTGGTGATCTTGGAGGGCGTTTCGGTTCCGCCTGGAGGGACCGCGGGGCAGATCCTTGCAAAGGCCAGCGACCGCGATTTCCACACGGTGTGGGTGGATGCGCCCGAAGGCACGGGCGGCGGGGGAGGAACTTCCATCACCGTTTCCGCTGGATTCGGCCGATTCACCTACGCCGGCACCGACTACAAATTCCCCGTTTCAGACCAGCCATGAAAGCCGTTCTCCTTTTCTTCGCCTCCGCCTCTCTGGCCATCGCTCAGGCCCCTGGCAGCTACTACCTTTCCAAGTGGAACGGCACCAAGTTCGTCGACGAATACGCACCGACGGCCGTTAATGCGATCCTTGCTTGGAATGGCAGCGGCCAGCCCATCGCCTTGGCGCAAAGCACCTTTGCCTTAGCCAGCCACACGCAGGCTTGGAGCACGATTTCCAACACGCCCACGACGCTGGCGGGCTACGGAATCACGGATGCGGCGGGCATCAGCCATTCGCACACGTTCGCGTCGCTGACTTCAAAGCCGACCACGTTGGGAGGATACGGGATCACCGATGCTTATCCCCTGAGCGGGAATCCCTCGGGGTTCATCACCTCCGCGGCGCTTGCTCCCTACCTGCAGAGCGCGACGGCGGCGACGACGTATGCGCCGATCAACAACCCGACATTTACGGGAACGGTGGGCGGTATCTCCAAGTCGATGGTGGGGCTCGGAAATGCCGACAACACCAGCGATGCGACGAAGAATGCGGCGAGCGCGACGCTGACCAACAAGACCCTGACGAGCCCGTTAATCAACGGCGCGACGATGGCAGCGGTCGGAGGATCGGGCGTGCTTTCGTGGACAGCCACGGGCAGCGACCAGATTAGCCTGAGCTCCGCGGCCGGGGTGAATCTCAGTAGCAGCTCGGGGATTACAGCGACGGTGACAGGCGGCGGGGCTTTCACCGTGACGGCTCCGCTGACCCTGAACGGTGTCACGTATAACTGGGGTGCGGGTGCCTTGTCCGCCTTCAGGGGAACGCTTGCGAGCGGCACGTCGGACGGCACGAAGTTCCTGCGGGATGATTGGACTTGGGCGACGCTGGCGGGGGGCGGAAGCACTGGCGGGCCATCCTCGATGGTGGTCCTCGAAAGCGATTTCGTCACGACCTCCACGCAAGGTGCACCGGGCCTGATGGGCACTATCGTTTCGAGCGGAACGGTTTCCACCGCCAGCGGTGCGGCGGATCACCCTGGCGTCCTGATCCTGCGCGATTCCACGACGATCGGCGGCGGCTATGCTTTCCAGACCAACTCCGCGCCCTTCCTTCTGGCGGGTGGCGAATCGTTCGAGGTGGTTTTCCTTTGCCCCACGGCAGCGACGACGGTGACGGCCCGGCTGGGGTTTCAGGATATTTTCACTGCTGCCGATCCGACTGATGGCATGTGGATCCACCTGGTGGGTGATGGCACCGGGGTCACGGCGAGCGGCAAGACGCGGTCCAACAGCTCGGAGACCACCACGGGCACGACTTACACGCTGACGGCTTCGGCGTGGTATCGCGCCAAGGCCGAGCTCAACAGCGGCGGCACGACCGCGACGTTCACGATTTACGATTCGAGCGGGACGCAGGTGTGGACGAGCACTTGTACGTCCAACATTCCGACCGGCTCGGGGCGGCACACCGGCTTGGGGCTGCTGTCCACGGAGAGCACGACGACGGCGCTGACCGATATCCTCTATCTGGATTGGTACCGCATGACCATCACCCGCATCCTCGCGCGGTGAGCCGAAGCGGGGACCACTCCGCTTGATTTCCCGGTAATGGACCGCGGTGGCAGGGTGCCCGGGTGCCTGCCGAGATCTACATCAAGCCTCACCGCCGCGGCGACAACTGGCGCGGGATCCCGTCGATTGGCCCGATCCTGATCGATAGCGCGCAGCCCGAGCGGCCGCTTACCCGCGTGCGGATGCAGTTCCGCAAGTCGAACGTCGCTCATTTCACGATCGATTCGAACGGCAGCGGCGATGCTCCTGCCGTGATCGTGAACGCCACCACGTGGGAGGCGATGATTCCCGAGGTGAAAGGCCTTTCTCTGCCCGCCGGGACCTACGACTTCGATATCGAATACTACGCCGGCGAGGACACTACCCCGGAGACCTACCATTTCGGATTTTTCAAAGTCACCCTCGATTCTACCCGACCATGAGTGTTTCCGCACCTGTCACCATGATGCCCCTTGAAGTCGTCGCGCCATACACCGATGCCCGCGACGCCTACCAGCTGGCCCTTGCCGAGGGCTTCGTCGGCACCCGCGAGGAGTGGCTTGTCAGCCTGAAGGGTGACAAAGGAGATCCCGGCACGCCCGGCGCTTCCGGATCTTCCAAGCCATGGGAGATTGCCGGATGCGTGGGCGGCTTCGACTTCCGCGACGTGCAGCTGAACGGCTCGCGCGTCATGCAGGTCAATGACAAGTCCGGCAACGGGAAGCATTGGACCCATGCGACGGATGCGACGCGGGCAATCTGGACTGAAAGGGGAATGTTCCCACAGGGCGGCATCTACTCGGTGGCTGGCGGTGGCATCGCGGGAGTGAGTTCCGTGGCGGGAACGGTGGTCTGGATCGGCGCGGACTGGACCACGCAGAACCCATCCACCTCACCGGTGAATGGTTCCGGCGCGGTCTTCCTGGAGGCAGGCCTGCGGCTCCAAGCCTACGGGTGCTATGCGGCCCAATCCAACGCGACCACCTACAACCCGCCGCTGCTTCTAGCACCGGCTGGCGCGCCTTCCATCTATGCCCAGATTTACGAGGCGGCCCGGTCATCGTTCTTTGTGAACGGGATTCAGACCTTCAAGGGGCCGATGACCGCAGCATCGCCGGCGATCACCAAAATCTTTGGCTCCACGGACGGTGTATCCACGCCGTTCTTCCGGCTTACACAGGGCCTCTACTTCTTCAATCGACCGCTGACGTCATCCGAGGTGGTATCCATCGCGGCGTATTACGGCGCGCCGACTTCGCCGCCCAGCACGGTGGTCTATAGCTTTGGCAGCTCGACACCTGCAGGACAGGCCTCCGGAGAATTCCAGAAGGGCTGTGTGGCGCTCTTTGCGAATGCGATCGGCGCGCACCAATCCACCTACGCGGTGGGCGGCGAGCGCTGGAATATCCAGGCGGATTCCTTCGCCACCTCCGGCCTGCAGCTGCTCCGCGGAACACAGAACACTCACATCATCATGCCGCAGGGCAATGATCTGGCCGCGAAGGTCCCGGTGGCCACCTGTGAGACATCGATCACCAACCACATCAACCGGGTGCGCGCGTCTGATCCCTTCGGGGGCATCCTCCTTGTTCCTCCGACGCCGCGGAACTCCACCTTCACAAACGGGCAGACTTACGATGGCTTCGACACGGACCGGCTGGCGTTGATTGCCTTCATGGAAGCGACGGCGTCCGCCTCGGCGGGAATCGTCTGCTGTGATGTGATGAGCATCCCGAACCTCTGCAACAAGGGGGACGAAGCAAACCCGCTCTACTTCAACCCCGACAAGCTTCATCTCAACGAGGCGGGGCACGTGCAGCTCGGCCTCTCCCTTTTCCGGGGCCGCCAGAAGCTGTGGCAGGGAGCCTGACGGGTTCAGCCCGATCACAGCCGGAGCCGATAGCGTGGCGGTAGACCGGGGACCACCGCCCGCGAGCGACACGGCACAGGGGGATTGCCACCCTGCGTGGCATGTCCGGCCCGTCCAATGGTCCCCGCCCCGAAGGTGCTACGCCTCAGTCCGCGTCCTCGGCCCCGCTTTCCCATTCCATCGTGGTCCCCGCCGCGCGGGAGCGTTTGCTCGAGATCTTCAAGCGGGAGCAGCTGCCGCGCGAGGTCGGCGGCACGCTCGAGGGATCGATCTCCGGGGACCTTCGGCTGCAGCAGCTCCTGTTTTACGCGATGATTGATACCTGGCCTTTCCTTTCGAAGGCGCTGGCAGAGATCAAACGGAAGGTTCGGAAAGCACCTTGGAAGGTGGTCCCATGGGCACCGCGCGGCGAGAAGGCCGACGCCAAGGCGGAGAAGCTTGCCAAGGAAGTGGAGAACTCCATTTGGGCGATGAAGCCGGACCCAACCCGGCAGATCCGCGGCTTTGAAGGGACGCTCGATGATCTCGTGATGGGGTATTTCCTCGGTCACCAGCTCCAACAGATCGAATGGGACAAGAAGAAAGGGGAGTGGGCACCAGGTGGAACGAAGCCGATTTCGGCCCGATACTACGGCTATCCCTACGAGTTCCACGACGAGGACCGCTTGATGCTCGACCCCTCGGGCGGGGAGTCCGGGTTGAGTGCCTACATTGATTTCCCGGAGCATCGCTTCCTCATTGCAGTGAATGGAAGCCATCCCGGGCACCCGACGCTTGCCGCACCCCTGCGCGCGCTCACCGGCTACTGGCTGGCAGCGGTCTTCGGCTTGAAGTGGTTCATGCAGTACTCGCAGCTCTTCGGGCAACCGATCCGATGGGCGAACTACGTTGCCGGCGACACCACGGCAAAGGCCGAGATTCAGAACATGATGGAGAACATCGGGGCCGCGGCATGGGGCATCTTCCCAACCGGCACCGAACTTCATTTCGAAAGCGATAGCCGCGGCGGCACCAGTCTCCCACAGCGCGAGCTCCTGAAGATGGCGGATGAGCAAGTATCCGTCTTCATCCTCGGTCAGAACCTCACGACCACCTCCGGAGAGAAAGGCGCGCGTGCCTTGGGCGAGGTGCACATGGATGTTCGCGAGGAGGTCGTCGAAGGCGTGTGCGATTTCGTCGGCGAGATCCTTACTCACCAGCTTTCCGCCTCAATCGTTGCGGTGAACTACGGCGACGGCCGCGACGATATCCCGGGTATTTGGGCGGTCTACGAGCAGCCGAGGGATGAAAAGGCCATGGCCGAGCGTGACAACGCCCTCGGGATCACCAGCGGCCAAACTCCCGTTGAACGGCAATGGTTCTATGAACGGCACGGTATCCCGATCCCTGCGGACGGTGCTCCGCTCTTCAAGGAGAAGCCGGACCCAGAGCCAAAGATCGATCCCAAGACCGGCAAGCCGATCCCGCCCAAGGAAGAGAAGGAGACCGAAGAAGAACCGCCCGCCGAGAGGAAGGAAGAGCCCGAGAAGAAGAAGGTCGAGGCTGCGGACGCCGGTTTGAGCTGGCGGCGCTTTCCTGCGAATAGCGGATCCCTCGGCGTGCCCCGAGCCGAGATGCCGCAGATCCGCAGCGGTGACCGTGCTTCGTTGGTTCAGTTCTTCCGCAAGCGGGGGATTGGCGCGAGCGAGGAGACGGTACCGGCCGATACCCTGAAGCCGACACAGCTGGAATTCTCCCCGGAAAAGGTGCGCGCGGCCCTGGACTACAAGGGCGGGAATCGCTCGATCCTCGTTTCCGAGGACGACCACGTGATCGACGGTCACCACCAGTGGCAAGCCCACGTGATGGCCGAGGAGGATATCCGGATCATCCGGCTTGCGGCGCCGATCGCCCGGTGCCTGATGATGGCTCACCGCATGCCGAGCACCACCGTAGCGGCCAGCCTGCGGGAAGACCTCTCGGACGAGCTCGACCACCCGCCACGGAAGAAGGGCACCACGTTGGAGAAGCTTTCGGCAGCCGTGATGGAAGGCCTCACCGGAGTGCAGTCCCAATGGCTGGGACCGGTGCGTCCGTTCTTCGACAAGCTGCTTGCCGCGGCCATGGATGAGACCGCCACCGATGAGGACTTTCAAGAGGTGCTGCAGAAGGCACAGCGGGAACTCCCCGAACTCTTCGGCGTCCTCGACACCCAGGCGCTTCGGGAGGCGATGGAGAACGCGATCGGTTCCGCAATGCTCGCCGGCAGCGTCGAGCGCTACGAGAAATGAAGGTCACCGTTTCACTGACTGACGGGGCAGGGCCGAAGATGAAGCGGCTTATCTCCATGCTGACGGGCGAGCAGGCCACCGCCTTGAATGCGGTTGCCGGCCGTGCGGCTGTCCTGCGATCGGCGGAGTATCACCGGATATTCGAAGCGCGGGGCGGTTGGGAGAATCCTGCCTTGCCCACGCATGGGCCCGGGCGGGAGAGTACCGGCTTCGGCACCAAGGTGGCGGATTCCTGGTTCCTCTCGGTGGCCGACAGGGACGGTGCAACGATCGCGAACGATGCGCCCCACCTCGGCCACAAGGTCCGCGGAGGGAAGATCACTCCCAAAAGGGTGCAATTTCTTACGATTCCCGTGGTCCCCGAGGCGCATGGCAAGCGGGCGGTTGACTATGAGATGGATTACGGGACCGATCTCTTCACGATCAAGGGTCGAATGGGCCTCTTTGAACGGGCGAAGACTGGAAGTGAGAGCGTGATCAACCGCACCTATGGCCGCCGGAAGAATGGGCAGAAAATCCAGATCTCCGCGCGGGGTCATATCCGAATGGTCTATGCGTTTTCCAAGGGAGTGGATCAAACTCCGTGGCCGGGGGCGCTGCCTCCCACCGGGGATATCAAAAAGGCCTATGGAGTTGCGTGGCGCCGCGAATTGATAGACAAGCTGAAGCGATGATCGAGCGTCCGACGCCATTTGAAGAGGCAGTCCTTTTCCTCCTCAAGAAGAACCTGAATCCTCAAGAGTGGGATTCGGCCGACTGGGCCGCGCAACAACCTTCCGTCCGGGTCCGATCAATGTTTTCGTCGCGGGTAGAAAGCGCCCGCTTTCTGGATAGAGCCCAAGGTCTGATCTTCGACTATCTCGTGGGAACGACCGAGGAGGTTGTCGGCCCGGACGGCACCAAACACACGCTTCGCCGTGTAGGAAGCCGGTCAGATTTTATCGTGGCGATGAGAGAATTCATGGAGGCCGAGGGCATGGTGAAGCCTGAGGACTGGAAGGATGTGAATCGCAACGATGTCACTGACATCCGCAGCAGCCGGCGCCTCGGATTGATTTTCGATACCAACGTTCGCCAGGCCTACGGCTTCGGGAAGTGGCGGCAAGGCATGTCACCCGCAGTTCGCAAAGCCTTCCCCGCAGCCCGCTTCATCCGCGAGCACGATGTCGGGGAGGCGAGGCCCAGGCATGCGGTAAGCGAGGGGGACGTTCAGCTAAAGACCGACTACGAGTATTGGGCGAAGTTTCAGAACGATCCCGAAATCGGCGGCTTCGGTGTCCCGTGGGGACCTTACGGTTTCAATTCCGGGATGGGCCAGGAGGACGTTTCAAGGGAGGATGCCGAGCGCCTGGGGCTGGTGAAGCCCGGTGCGCCGGTCACCCCACCTGCGGAGCCGGAACCAGCGTTTAATGATAGCGTTTGGGCGAACATCGGGGATTTGGACCCCGAGCTGAAAAAGGAGCTAGTCGATTCCCTCGAGAAAGAGATCGAGGACTTGGAGTCTATGGAGGACATCGCCAAGCGTGAGGCGGCGAAGGCCCGGCGCAGTGCCATGCAGCGCAGCGAGAGGAAGGCGATCCAACGGGGTGACCTTGCCGAGGCCGCGCGGATACGAAAGCTGATCGACCTTGGCGTTCCCGAGGAGCCTTTGATCATCGACGACAACCGGATTGCCTTGTCGAAGCGGGCAGCCGAGCGAGCGCCGAATGTCGAGGATTGGAGCAGGCAGGCGGCGGAGATCTTCAGCCGCATCGAGCGGAAACTTCCGGCACCTCAGAAGCGGGGAGTTTCCCGCGCACGGCATCTTGGGGCCTCGGAGTTCATCGCCACGCCTGAGGAGAAGCTCATCGTCGAATCTCCGCTGGAAATCATGGTCGCGCACGATGCGTCGGGCCGAATCTACCGCGCGGGGGTCGGGGGCCGCGCCTCTATCAAAGTGCCTGACCTGCCGGCGGGATCGATCGTGACGCACAATCACCCCGGCGGCCGTGGTCCCAGTGATGGGGATTTCAAGTGGGTATTCATGAATGCCGACAAGATTCTCCGGGTGATCACCAGGAACGAGCGGGGAGAATTGGAGCTTTTCCGGTTTAAGGCCGGGCCGCAGTTCGACCCGGCAAAGGTCTCCGACTTGCTCGCCAGCTATGCCATCCTGTGCCGAAGGGGCGGTGACACAGCTCCAGCGCGTCGGGCGGCGATGGGATTGATTCAGCGGGATTTCCCCGGTATGCTCGCCCTGGACTACGGAATCGTGCAATGAAGCGGATCGACATCAGAACCCAGATCACTGACGAGGCGGAGGCTATTTGGTCGTCCGATCCGATTATTCGAAGGGTCTTGGAGCTTGGCGAGAAGGTCCGCGCTGGCACTGCCACCGAGGAGGAGATTGCGGAGTATGAGCAGTTGACGGCCGAGGCTCGCGCCTTACCGACGGACGAATTCGAGTAAGAACCATGACGATGTCTGAGCCAGTCTCTAAATCCTTCGACTACCGCTCCATGCTGGTGCGATACCTTACGCTGGTGGGCGAGCAGGAGGGCATCGACTACCTGTCAGAGCAAGACGGTCGCTTCACGCCTGAGGAGATGGAGGAGATGCAAAGGCTCCTGGCTGAAGCCGGGGACCACTAGGGCGAGTTCCATCGGCGCATCGTGATCGGTAGATGGCTGTATGCGTCTACTGGTCACTGCGATTGTCAGCCCGTTCGGCAAGGTGAAAGCCGCGCCCACGGAGATCGTCTACATCCCCGAAGGGGAACATCAGATCTATCCGCAGAGCCATCCGAAGGGCATCAAGGTGAAGATGACGGCAGACCGCGGAGAAGCGGTCGCCGCGGCCTTTCAACGCGACCTCGACAAGCTCAACCTGCAGAATGTAGGCCCGCGGCTCGACTTCGACCACATCGCCGCGGGCCCGGCTTCGGGCTTCCCTACCGCTTTCCGCTATCAGTCCGGCGTCGGCCTGATGTGTTCGGTTGATTGGTCCGCGAAGGGAAAGTCGGCGATCGAGGGACGGGAGTACCGGTACTTCTCCCCGCGCTTTGACCTGGATGACGACGATGTGCCGGCGGGGCTCCCAAACCGGGGACCACTCGGAGGGCTGGTGAACGATCCAGCATTTCGCGAAATCCCCGCAGTAGCTGCCGCCGATGCTGGCGAGCTTGAACCACAAGACTCCAAAATCATGAAGACCCTTCTCGCCGCTCTCGGCATCGATGACGCTCACAAGGACGCCGAATCCTCCGGCGTGAAGAAGATCGAGGAACTTGCGGCCGCTGCCGCGCGCGTGCCGGTCCTCGAAAAGGAAAACGGCGAACTGAAGTCGCAAGTCAAAGCTGCCGAAACCGCGACCAAGGCCGCCGCCGAAAAGCGCGCCAAGGATCTTGTGGAGGCCGCGGTGGCTGATGGCCGCATCGCTCCGAAGGACGAGGAGACCCAAACCGGCTTCATCGAGCGCATTTCGGCTGGCGATGCCTTCACCGAAAAGCAGCTGGCCAATCTGCCGAAGAAGAACGGCGACTTGCGCAAGCCCGTGATTGCTGGCGGTGCCGACCGGCAAGACGCCACGAGTCTGGACAAGCAAGCGCGGGAGCTCGTCACCGCCGGCGAGGCCAAGACGCTGGATGAAGGTCGCGAGATGGTCCTCGCCTCCAGCCCGGACGCCTACAACGACTACCTCGCGTCCCTCTCCGAATAAGCCCGCCACCCACACACTTTTCACCTCATCTCACCATGGAGACGTATCAGGATACCCCATACCATCCTTTCAAGGAGGCGGTGCTCGACGCCCTTCTGAACAAGGAGGGTTACCTCGTCGAACTCGGCACAGCTGCCGACACCGTCCAGATTGCGACCTCGGCCAACAATGCCATCGGCGTTGTAGCCGAGAAGCAGGAGGGCAATTCCCACGTGACTATCCGCCTGCTCGGCAAGGGCGGCACGGTCAAGGTTGTCGCTGGCGGCGTGATCGCCAAGGGCGGCAACGTCATCTGGGGCACTGGCGGCAAGGTCGTGAATTCTGCCACTGGCAACACGATCGGCCGGAAACTCACTCAAGGAAACTCCGCTGATGGCGATGTCATCGAGATCGTGGACGCCTTCCGCACCCTCGCCTAACGCACACCCTCATTTGCCATCGTGAAGACTCCACTTCTCAATCCCGTTCTCACCAAGACCGCCAGCCGGTACATTGCCACCCTCCAGACCGTTGGCGCGCGCATCGCGCCGGTGGTCAACGTCCAGGATCACGCCGCGCAATACTACGTCTACGACTCGTCCAACTTCACGGACATCCCGACGAACATCCAGCGCGCGCCAGCGTCCGGGTTCAAGCGCCTCAAGTCGAAGCTCTCGAGCGATTCCTATATCGCTCAGGACTACGGCATCGAGGAGCCGATGGACAAGATGCAGATCCGGCAATTCGCCAACGTCTTCGCAGCGGACAAGGCCGCGATGCAACGCGCCGTGCGCGTGGTCGCCCTGAACCACGAGATCCGCGTCCGTGACATGGCCCGCGCGACTACCGCGACGTCTTCTCCTTCTGTGAAGTGGGGCGCCTCCAGCGGCACCACGATCATCGCGGACCTTGAAGCGGCGAAGGCCGTGATCCGTGGCAAGATCGGCGTAACGCCGAATCTCCTGACGCTGCCCTATAATGTTTACCGGAAGCTGATTCTCTCCCCGGAGATCAAGACCAGCTTCTTCGGCAACACCGACGGCGTCCTGAACAAGGAGAAGCTCGAATCCGTGCTCGAGGTCCAGATCGCAGTCGCTGGTGACCTCATCAACACCGCCCAGGAAGGGCAGACCCCATCCCTCGGTGACATCTGGTCGAACGAGGCGTTCCTCAGCTACTCCAATCCTTCGGAGGATATGACGGACCTCAATTGGGCCCGCACCTTCAACTGGGTGCATGCCGATGGCTCCGGCCCGGTTGGTATCTCGACCTTCACCTACGATCAAAACGAGATCGATTCCCGCATCGTCCGCGCCCGCCAGTATACCGATGAAAAGGTCGTGGCTGCCGGCGCCGCTTACTACTTCTCCGCAGTCCTCAGCTAATACTGCCATGAATCCCCACAAAGTCACCGACCCGCGCGGCATCCACTACGGCGGCAAGCACTTCAAAAGCGGATCCACCGTTCAGCTTCCGGACGGTCCCGATCTCGATTGCTTCCTTCACTTCAAGCAGGTGGAGGCTGGCACCGACACCAAGGAGAAGGCCGAGATCGACGCCGACCCTCCGAAGCCAGCCGCGAAGAAGGCGGCCAAGAAAGCCGCAAAGAAGGCGGCCAACGGCACGGCGGATGAGCCCGGGACCGAAGAGGAGGAAGACGAGAACGACGACCCCGAAACCGATTCCGGGAATCCGCCTGTTCCGTGATTGCCTAGCTGTTTGCTCCTGACCCTCACGCCCCGTCCGTCCGCAAGATGGGCGGGGCGTTCTCTTAGAAAAGCTGCCATGCCTTGGATTGAATTCACTGCCGACCTTGCCAAGTCCCGGTTCTCCCAGCGGGAGCTCGACGTCTACAACGAAGTCGCCAACGCCGAGTATCCGGAAGAAGGTGGCGAAGCAGTGGTTCCGCCCGATGCGGCCGATCGCCTGCCGATCATCCGCGACCAGATCCTCGCCGAGTTCCGCGGGAAGATCATGGCCAACCCTGCGGTGCGTTACCTCGGCCCTCCCGGCACGCTGCCAGACTGGTGCATCGGGCCTGCGGCCGTGCTCGTCCGCTACGCCATCATCGGGATTCCACCGGTCCCCGAAGGGATGACCGATCCGCGGCGCGACGAATACAACGACGCGATTAAGACCCGGAACTCCCTCACGTCGCTGAATGCCTCGGCCTTCGCCGAGACCGAAGCGCCTCCCGCGACCTCCCCGGCATCCTCCGCCGTCGGTGGCGACCCTTACCTGCGTTTCTGATGCTCCGCCTCCGCACCATCGCCCACGCCATGAAATCGCGCCTGGAAGAGATTCCGGAGCTGCAAGGCAAGGTCGTTGTGTTTTTCCGGGCAAACGTTGGTACCGAGTTTGAAAAGCGGATGACGAAGACCCGGGGCCGGGCGGTGATTATCCGATTGCTGACCGGCCAGAACACCGGCGGGAAGGCAAAGACATCGTTCTACGTTGGCAACTATGCCGTGGATCTCTTCACCGTGCCCCTTCTCACACAGAAGGACATCAAGGACGCCGACGACCTGATGACCGAGATCGAGGAGAAGCTCCAGGGCTGGTGGCCGCCCGAAGTCCCTTCCAACCGGTCAATGTATATCACCTGCGGCAGCGTCACCTTCGAAGCCGCCACCGGCAGAGATGGCGCTGTCTACGACGTCGCTACCCTCACCGCGCAAGCGCCCGGAAACCTCATCAGCTGATCCCATGAGCGAAGAGCAATCATCGACACCACCGGCACCACGCCGCCGCAGAGCCGCCGTCCCCAAGGCAGAAGACACCGCACCAGAGGAATCGGGAACCGCGACCATTGAGACCAAGGCGAAGAAAACCCGCGCCCGCGGCTTCACGTTCGGCAAGGGGCAGGTCGTCCCGTTGGTCCCCATCGCACATGCCAAATTCCTGAAGGACGCCGGCGAAGCTGAGATTATTGACGTTCAATCCTAACACCACCTGATCCCGTGAAAGACATCATCATTGGTAGCCATCTCCTTTTCTGCCGCGCCGGTACCGTCATCGGCGGCATTCCCACCGGCCCCGAGGCCATGCCCGACACCTCGCCGGGGAACTACATCAAATTCCCATCTATCACGGATTGGGCTCCGAAGGTGACGCGCAACATCGTGAAGCGCCGCGCTCCGGCTCCCGGCAAATTCCAGAACCGGAAATCCATCATCCTTAGCACGGAGGTGACTCACGCGTTCTCGCTTCAGGAGTTCACCGAGACCACCCTTGCCGAGCTTGTCCTTGGTGGCGAGAAGCCCGTCGGCGGCGTGTTCGTTCCTGGTAGTGCAAGCGAGTTGCTAACCGGCTGGTGGATCGTTCAGGGATACGACCAGACCGACCAGGAGATCGTAGCGCTCAACGTGTGGGCTGAAGCAAGCTGCGAGGGCTACACCTTCAAGGAAGGCCTCGATCCTTACGCGATCGTGCTCACCCAGCTCATCAGCACGCTGAACACCGGCGAAGTTTCCAACCTGACCTGATTCCATGCCCTCCGCTCCCGTTACCGTCGACTTGTCCGTTCTCACCGGTCCTTGGCCGGGCTTCACGATCTCCGGGTGCACCGGAGGTGAGGCCGCGGCGGTCAATGGGAACTATCGCATCGCGAATGATCCCGGAGAGGCAAGCAACCCGTATTTCCTTCACGTGAATGGCACCGCCAAGATCGTGAAGGACGCCCCGACGTGGGACATCTACGACCCGTCGAACACCAAGCTCTTCAACGGAGGCCCGGCACCGTGGCCTTGGCTGGTGGATGACTACTCGCCGACGAGTGGCATCATCGGTGGAGAACCGGTCTTCACCCACTGGACGCCGCCCCCAATCACCGAGGACCTTGGAGGGGGAGAGAGCGGGGATCCGCAACCGCCGGTCACGGTGGATTTGGGTGGCGCGGTGGACCCTGTCGCCGCTTCCTTGACCACTGCCATCGGGACGCCCAACGCGAACCTCAAGTTCACCGCGCGTGAGCCCGGAAGGATCGGTGACGGCATTTCCATTGAGATCACGCACCCCGGCGGGATCAATCGCCCGCTGCGGGTTGAGACTCCATCGAAGTTCGAGATCGTGGTTTACTTCGCGACCAACGGATCGGGCGGTCCCACCTCGACCGCTACGCAGATCAAGGCGGCGATCGAGGCCAACGTCGCGGCGAACGCGCTTGTGAGTATCGCCAATGCGCCTGGTAACAATGGATCCGGCTTGCTGACCCTGACCAAAACATATCTTTCCGGTGGCGAAGGCGGATTGCCCAAGCCGCCGATCAAGGTGGACATCTGATTTATGGCTGAGGAAAGCGACGAGGTGCTTCTCGATTCCTTCGTGCGCGTTGTCTGGGATCCGGACGGCGCGAAGAAGGTGCTCGTGGAAATCGGAGATCCCATGTGGTCCCCGGTGGCGATCGACGGCGAGCAGGTCGTCGATGTCGCGCAGGGCTCCAATATCGTGGGCGTCCGGAACTTCCCCCGCGGGAATGAAGCCCACAAGCTGACCTTCACACTGTGCCGCATCAAGGACACGCTAGACGATGCCTTCGAAACGCGGATGAATGAGGCAATGGCGTTGCCCCGGGACATGCGGGACATCGTTTTTTCGCTCCAGTCGGGCAAAGCGTGGAGGCTGAAGAACGCGGCCGTGAAATCGTGGCCAACCAATCAAAGAGAACGCCTGACCAAGCAGAACCTCGTTATCCTCGGCGGGGAGATCGTGGCAGAAGCCAATGCCCCCCAGCCTGGAGCAGGCGCGGAAGTTGCCCTCTATGCGGATGTCGGCATTTCGAACGGCACGCTTGAGCCCCTTTCCCTCTGGTCGAATTCCGGCACCGGCTCGATGGATGCCGTGCAAGCGACGGGTGCGAACCAGCCGGTCGCGATCGCCCGGTCGATGCGCAGCGGCGTGAGGGTCGGCGGCCTCTATCTTCCCGGAATCGCCGGGAACTACGGGAGCGTCCCGGACACTGGCGGCTTGGACTTCTCCGGAAACTTCGCCCTCTCATGGCAAGGGAAGCTCGATAGCTACACCCCGGGAACGAAGTACTGCCTTGTCTCCAAGTGGACCGCGGCAGGGAACCAAAGAAGCTACGCACTTTTCGTCAATCCGAACGGCACCGTTGAGTTGCAGATCTCGACCGATGGCACCGCGGGCGGCGTGCTCACCTACACCAGCACGGTACCGACAGGCCTTGCGCCGCTCACGCTGGCCACGCTGGTGGCGGAGCGGACGGGCTCAAACATTCGCTTCTATGTCGCCACGGATGCCTTTCCCCAGGGTGAGCTCTTCATTCCTCCGGCGCTCCAACTCGGGGCGGTGGTCGTCGGCGTCTCGACTGCGATCTTCAATTCGACCGCACCGCTTGTGATCGGGGCCACCGATGCCGGCACGGCGAACCTTATGCGGGGCTACACCCTGCAGGCCCGCGCGCAGAACGATCACGTGAACTCACCCACCGCCACCGGGTGCTGGCTTATCTTCTACAATGCCGTGACCGGAGCCACCTCGGTGATCGACATGGGGGGTACGAATACCATGACGCTGAATCGCACCAGCGTTTCGCCTGCCAAGTTCGTGAACGGCTACCGCGCGCAGTTCGACGGCTCGAATGATCGGATGGACCTTTCCAGCCCGCTCCAGCTGGTGAGCCTGAGCGGCCTCACTCTTGCATGGTATGGCACGCTCAATCGGGTGACTGGCCTCAATGACCTGTTGCTCTGCGGGACGAACGATAGCACCCAGCCGCGCTCGCTCCTTCGGGTGGATGGTGGCGACCTGAAAGCTCTCATCCGCCGCACTGATAGCGAGGCGACCGCGACTGTCACCTTCGCCGGGGCTGCCGCGCAGTATGATGCCAAGACATTGGCCGTCTCGATCAACTACGCCGCTGGCACCGCCGCCCTCTTCGTAAATGGCGTGCTTGTCGCGTCTGGCGCCCTCACCAGCTCTGGCACCACCGATGCCACCTCCAGCGGGATCACCCGCATCATGGCCGGAGTGAGCGGGGCGAATGCCGCGGCCGGCGACGTCGCCCGGGTGGTGATCATCCAGCGCGCTTTGGATCTCTTCGAAATGGCAGCGCTCCATACGACGCTGACCACGAACTAACCCACGGGTGCAGGTCAGAGCATCGCAGTCCAGATCCGGGAAAAGGAGACGAATGGCAACATTCCAGGCGAGGAAGGGTGATTTCGCGTGTCTCCAGCGGTCAGTCCCTGCAACCTGCCCCCGTGAAGCCCCGCCCGCTGCATCGCTCCATCACGTTTTGGTCAGGCCTGTTGGTGATGGGGTTCATCTGCTGGGCATGGCGCGACTCTTTCACCCGATACGCATCCGCCACCGTGAATCGAGCTTCGGTCGGTCAGGCTGCGGGAGGAGTGGTTTGTAGGTGGAGTGACACGTCAGCGTCTTTCCGATTTTTACAGTCTCCGGAGCCACTGACAATCTATGCACCAAAAGGACGATTGAGAGGGTTCAGTCCGAGAGCGGATAACGCTTCAGTCCCGCTATGCCCCCCGTTCCTCCTACATGAGGAAAAGGGCTTTTTTCTTCCCCACTGGCTCCTCCTCCTCGCCGTGGCTCTCCCGTGGTCCCTCCTGCTCCTCTGGCGGGCGCGGCGGATCAAGAGGGCGGAAGAGACCATCCGCTCCGCGTAAGCAATCCGCGGAAGTACATCCGCCCGATTCAGTGCCGCGGCGGCTTGCTTAGCACGCATACAAGGGACGGCCCAGCAAGCAGCTGGGGACCACTCCGGCGAATCGCGGAAGCCTCCCGCGCGCGTGACCCTGCGCGCATGGCAGACAAGGACGTGAATATCCGGATCGGAACGGAGGCTGACACCTCCGGAGCCGAGAAGGTGGAGGAGGCGATCAAGGAGATCCAGCAGGCCGCGGCAAATCCCATGTCGATGCCGGATTCCATGATGGGCCCGGAGCGAACGGACGAGATCAACCGGCAGGCCGAGGCCACGAACAAGCTTGCCGATTCGGTGAGCGATGCCGCGGAGCACGCTCAGGACCTTGGGGACAATGCCGACGAGGCCTCCCCGAAGATGGATGAATTGATCGGGCTGCAGCGTGCGCAGGTCGCCGCCCAGTTCGCCCAGGTGATTGGAGACGTTGCCCGGGACGTGCGCACCTTGGCGAACAATCTCAGCGAAAGCAATGCCCGCGGGGCTCAGTTCGTTGGCGGGATGGCCACGGGGCTTGAGACTCTTTCTGCCACGGCCGCCGGTGCCGCTCAGGGCTTTGCGGTTGGCGGTCCGCTGGGAGCTGCCATTGGCGGCTTGGCCGGCCTTTTCACCGGCAAGCTCCGGTCGGCGATCACCGGTGCGGTAGAGGACTTCAAGGCGCTGAAGACGGCGCAGGACAATGCGGCCACCGCGGCAAAGAACCTGAAGACGGCGCAAGACAATGCGCGGCTTGAAACCCGGCGAAACTCCTTGGTGGAATTCTTCCAGCGGGGGCGCGAGGCCATCGATGCCGCGACGGCCGCGATCGAGCGCCAACGCAAGCTCTTCGACGCGACGGCGGATGCCGATGCAGCCGTCCGCCAGTCCCAGCAGAATGCCGCTGTGCGTGCTGGCGCGAGCCCTCGGGAAGTCGAGGCGGTGGGCGTGCGAGAGGATTTGAAAGCGGAGCTTGCCCGCCTTCAGAGAGACCTGGAGGACGCGAAAGCGAAGGCCGACCTTGCAACGGCTGCAGCGGCTAAGGCCGACCTCAATGTGCAAACCGCAGAGGCAAATGACGCAACTACCCAGGCTGACGTGGAAGGGCTTCGAAGAGAGGCCACCGATGCACGCGCGGCCGCCGACAAAGCGCAGGCCGATGTCGAGAACTTGTCGGGCGTCATCACCGAAAGAATGCGCGCGCTGGTGGCAACGACCGGTGACAAGCTCGATGCGATAAACGCTGATGCCACGGAGGAAATCAGCACCAAGGCCACCGAAGGTGTGAAGAAGGTCCTTGATACCGTGGCAAAGGTTCAGGAGCAAACCGGCCAAGAGCTTTCGCGGCAGGCGGTTGAATCGATGGAAGCTCTCAAAGACCTCCTTTCCGATCATATACCGGACGGAGAGCAGCTGGAGCCCATAAAGGCCGAGCTTCTCAAGCTTAGGGAGTCCTTCATCGGCATGCGCCAAGAGGTCAACACCACGATTAACGAGACGGTGCTTCAGGTGAATGGCCTGGCATCCGACATGGTCGACGTCCGGAAGATCATCGGGGAGACCCGGCAAATGATGCAGTCGGTCCCCAACCAGCAATAAGCCATGCCTGCTAATATCTGGAGCTATGCGGGGGAGGCAGGAAAACGGCTGAACGGCAACGCGCGCCCCTTTACCGGTGATTCCGCCCAGTTCGATTTCATCGCCCTGAACATTGACCGGTGCCGATGGGAGGTGCCTTTGAGGAACTTCGTGCCCGGCGCCGAGGAGTTCCCCGAGGAAGGGCAGACGGTGAGCTTCTACCGAAACAGTCAGCGCTTCTTTTTTGGGCACGCGCTCAGACCTGATCGCAACGGGAACCGGGTGAATGTCGATGTCGTCGGGCCTTGGCATTGGCTCGAGAAAATTCAGCTGACCACGGCCATCACCCTCGATGCCGCGAGCGGAGGCGGATCCGGGGTTCGGACCACGATCGGGTTTCCGGCCCAGAGCATGACCGTCAGCCTAGGCACGTTGATAGACCGGTGCATCGCCTTGGGCGTGCCGATGATTAAAGGAACGATTGCCACATGTTTTGCGTGCATTCCCATCACCCTGAATCAGGGGAGCTGCGCGCAGGCCATCTCAGAATTGGTCCGCTTGATCGGCGACATGGTGGTATCGTTCGACTACACCGGAGCCGGCTTTCCGGTCATCAACATCACCCGCCGCCTAGCAGGCTTGTCGGTCGGCTCGATGTCCGCGGTAACGTTGGATGCCTCGATCTTCACGCCGGGCCAGTTCAAACTCACTCCGATGGATGAGCTCCGGGCCTCCCAAGTGCGAGTGCCTTTCTATGATCGCGGGCCAACCGGAGCCCGCCGCTACCAGGAGCAGAAGGCGGGAACCGCGGAACTCGGACACGTGATGATCCTGACTGCCAGCGGCAAGGAGTTGGATACTTTCCTCCCCGAAGAGAAGCTCGATGGCTACGTTCTCCAGACGGCGGCCACCTCGGGGACCACCTTCAAGAATTGGGTGCTGAACAAGTCGGGAAGCATCGTGGCAGCCGGTCAGGTTGCTGGCATCCCTCCTCAGTCGCTTCCGCTCAATATCGGACCGGTGGCGCTGTCCTATCAAACCTACAATCAGGATCTGCCGGGGACCAATAAGACGATTCCGATTGCAGGCCCGAAGTTTCTCAATGGGCAGGGGCAAACGGTCTCGACGGCAGGAAAGAACATCCTCGTGAGTGACAACTTGCCGGAATGGCTCAAAGACCAGTTCGTTGTCGAGGAAGTTACCGTGGTTTGCCCGGTTTACTACGAGTGGCGCGAACGCAATTGGCCCGGGGGCGTTTGGGAGCAAGTGCCGCAGTGGTGGTACTCCGTCCAGTGGGCTGGTGACATCGCCGCAGGGTTCAAGGGCAGTAGCAGCACGAACTACGCGAGTTACCGTCTGTTTATCCACAACGCTGAAATCCGCGCATACCTGATCAATGCCAGCGCCCCCGCAGGGCAACAAATCTACAGGCAGCCCGACTATACCTTCATTGCTCCGCCTGCGGGCTTTGCCACCGGTTTGCTCAATGCCCGCAATTGGACGCCCTACCAAGGGACTTGCGGATGGATGGAGCAAGATTGCGGCGCCCAGCGGTATGCGAACAAACTTATCAGCGTGGTCGGCGCGGATCCCGAGTTCGAATCGATGGGCGCCATGGTGCAGAGCGAGACCCTGAACATCCGCTCCGGTGTCACAACCCTCCGCCTTGGTCCCCCTCAGCGGCATTCCTTCCGCGATCTCACCCAGGCGGTCCGCTCCAACTCCAACGATCAAGTGGTCTTCCTATGAGTCAATTCCAAGTCTTCCTCGATGCGAGCGGGAATCTCACCATGGCGGCCGGCGTGGTGCACTGCCTTCACGGCACGACATCCTATTTCGAAGTGGGCGACGATTCCCAAGCTGTGCTTCCTCGCGCAGGGGGCGACACCACCGTGCAGCGGGAGGTTTCTGCAGGGGCTTCCTTCCACGGCGGGAGCGGCCGAAACTACATCGTGAAGAATGGCCCGGCACACCCGGACTTTCCCGCCGGCTATTTTGCTCCGCGGGGACCGGACGACTGGCGAGGCCCAAAGGGCGCATTCATCACCAAGGATCCCGGCACCGGCGACCTTGCCCTGAATGACGGCACCGACGTGCTGGCCACTGGTAGCGGCTCGATCGGAGGATCGCTCACCGGTGTTCCGAGCGCGGGGACTTTTCCGATCACGGCTTGGGCAATCGACGGGTATTACTCGGGCTTCGGCGCATACTACCAAGCCGTCGGTTATCCGGGCTGGGTGGCCTTTCACAGCTTCACCACCGGCGACGTGCAGGTGGATTTCTACGGCGACCCTCGCCTCTTCCGCACTGGCGGCAGCACGACCGACCCGTCAGGGGTATGGGTGGCGAATGCGCAGTCGGAAATCGATTGGAACGGGGGCAGCCCGTGGACCTACACCGTCGCCGCCGCAGGCCTCACCGGCACGATGAGCGGCACGACCTACGGTGAGGACACCTATAACGGCGGAGCGCCATTCACCTTCGACCTCGAGGCGGAGAGCGACATGCCAGCGTGGCCAAATGCCGCGGTCACAATCACTCCCTATTCAGGCACCGCCCAAGGTGGTCCCTATCTGCCCACCGGCTGGCAATCCTGGCAAAGCTCGGTCGATGACAGTTGGACCGTGACGATCGATGGCACAGGGACGGGGGAGTGGAGCGACGGGCTAGACATTGTTGCCACCCGGGCCGCGGATCCCGATCGGCTCTACGATCCGGACGGCGGGCTGTGGGTGGCGACGGCGTACGGTGAAGCCACCTACGGGAGCGGTGATCCTTGGGCGGCCGAGGCGGTTCGAACGTTGGCCACGCCGATGGGGGGAAAGCTTTACCTCGAGCTGACCGTCAACGGGTCGAATGAAGTCACCGCAGTGGAGGGGCCGTTCTTTGCGCCCTTACTGCCGGCGAACACCAGCACGCTGAAGGTTTTCCTTATCGCCGAGAGCGACGGCGCTGGGAACATCCGGCAGGTATGGGAGGGTCCAATCAATTGGATCCCGTGAGCCCGGCTTTCTCCATTTTCCGCTCCAGCTCGTATTTCTGATCCATGAACTGGTTAACGAGACGAAGCGCACTCTCGTGCTTCTTCACCGCTTCATCCCGCTCGTACTCAAGCGCCGCCACCTTCTTCTTCAACTCGGCATTCTCCCGCAGGATCGGGGCCGGGTCGGTGTAAGCGGCGTCAGGCTCCGGGGAGTCGCAGGACACCAGGGCGAGGGCCAGAAGGGTGGGAAGGAACAGTTTCACGGGGCAGTTTTAGCACGGGCGTCAACGCGAGGCTCCTACGCGATCGCGATAACGTTCTCCTTTTGCTCGGGAGGCTGGATTTCCCAGTAGGCTTTGCCCTCAGCCCGCGATCGCGCATTCTTGTAGTAGCGGTCGAACGTCTTGAAATCGACGTGACCCATGTTGGCCGCAAGGGTCTCCTTGCAGCCCGGTTTCCCGCGGTGAGCCGCCTCCCAGTAGGAGCCGTAAGAGTGGCGGGTGATATCGTGACCCCAAGGAACGAGCGCTTTCCACTTGGTTTCGTCGCCGAAGGTCGCGTTCGGTGTGGTGTAGAAGCCGTAAATCAGACGACGTCGGCGTTTCGCGAAGTTGTCAGGGATGATCGATCCCTTCTTTTTCAGCCATGGTCGCATCCAAGCCTTTAAGGTGTCCTCAATCTGCACGTATCGGTTTGGATTGCCGTCGGTCTTCGTGATGCCGACCTTGAGGTGCCCCTCATTCCAGTCGAAGTGCTCGAAGTGAACGCGTTTGGCTTCGGAATCAGGTCGTAGGCCTGCGAAATAGCAGGTGACAAAGTAGGGGACCATTTCGCGGTCGTGCTTCCATGCTACATCTAGCAGTCGCTGGACCTCCTCAGGTGTGGACACGGGAACCTCTCCCTTGCGTTCCTTCGCGCCTGGCAGATCGTCGAGAGGATTGATGGGATGCACCCGTTTGGCCGCTGCCAGTTCGAAAATGGAGCGGATGCCGCCGAGCTGCTGGTTGTAGGTGGTAGGACCGGGCTTCGAGGTCTCCTTCCATTTCTTCAACCAGTCTCGCCAGAACGCCTGATCCATCTGCGATATCCGCAGATCTTCGATCTCATCCAAGCGACTGCGAAAAGGCTTCCAGCGCTTGCCAAGGTATTGAGAGGACCAGTTCTTGGAATGATCGGCTTGGAAAGCATCCAAAAGGCTGGCGAGCGTCGGTGCTGCGGAGGCTTTCTCCAACTCGGCGACCTTGGTTGCGCAGAAGTGATCCAGATCGCGGAAGCCAAGCTCGATGACCACCGGCTCCCACTTCACGGCAGCCCGCATCAATTCCGGCCGCACATGCTTTGCTAACTCCTTCAGGTTCTCGTTCGCCTGCTTGAGCTGGTCGGCGTAGGCAACTGCGTCTTGTTCAGCTCCACGGGGGAAGTAGACCCGTTGCCTCGCTCCCGTATCCGATAGACCCGGAGGGACGTTAAGGACCCACTGCTGCCGTCCGTGGTCGAACTTGGGTAGAAGCCTTGCTCGTCGTGCCATTAGAAAGCCAGATGGGCTGAGAACGAGCGCCAATGCGAGCAGTTTAAAGGCGCATTCGGGCGCTATTCGGGCGCAGGCCAAAACGAAAATGGCCAGCATAAGCTGGCCAAGTTCTTGGAAATGAATGGAGCGGGCGATGAGATTCGAACTCACGACATCCACCTTGGCAAGGTGGCGCTCTACCACTGAGCTACGCCCGCGTCGCGAAACGCGTGCGCGGTTTCTACACGTGCAGAACCGACCCGCAAGAGAAAATTTGCATGCTTCTTCATCTGCGTGATTTTTCCTGCCCGTCCTCCACTTGTCAGAGGACGCAACCTTTTGAATTTAAGTCTTCCGCCTCGTGATGGGCCGGGGCAGAGATTTCTGGTCATGAAACCCTTCAATCCCCTGCTTTCACTCGTTTCCGCTGCGGCATTGCTCCTCGGGGCGTCCGCAAAAGCGGAAGATTCGATGCGATTGGTTGCCATCAAGGCGGCTCCGAAGGAGGCGGCGGAGCTGCGGAAGGCATTGGCGGATCCACTTCATTCTACGAAGTCGATGACGATCGATACGTTGGCGAAGCGGGGCATGACCGTACTTGGCGATTTCACCGAGACGAATCCATGGCGCATGGAGTCCGTGAAGATGACGAAGATCACAGGCTCGTTGAAGGCAGGCGGCCAGATCATGAAGGAACTCGGCGTTGTCGCCGCGGTCGAGGGCGGAAAGTTCGGCACGCTCACCGCGGATAGTCTCGAAGCGGAGATCGCCTTGTCAGGAAAAGGGCAGACTTACTTGAGCTGGGGGGTGATGGGAAACATGGCCGTCATCAAATCCGGGGTGTGGCGCGAGCGTGCCTGGTGGAATGATGGAAAGGATACCTTCATGCTCTGGCAGTTTCCGGAGGTAACCGCGCCGGGCGATCCCAAGCGGCAGGGCGGTGGGGGCAACTGGGATTGCGTGAAAGTGGAAATGCGCTGGTTCCAAGCCAACGACGCCGACATCGAGAAAATCAACCAAGCTGCACCGGAGAATCGCGACAAGGCTCTAGAGTGGTTGGTCGGCAAGGCGAAGCTTTGGAAAGACTGCGGCTTCCGCGCGCGCACCGGCGAACGCTCGATGTGGCACTCGCTGGAAGTCGAGATGGCAATGGTCGATGGCGATGCTGCCGAGATCCACGAAGGGCTTTCGCTGGATGGCTATTTCGCCGGCCAAGAGGACAATCTGCGGATCGAATGGGATGTGGAAGCTCCTTCAAAGAAGAAGCCCACCGCACGCTTTCAATTGGCGGCACCGGTGAAGCCCGGTGTCTGGACCTTCCTTCCGGTAAAGGATGTTCCCTTTGCGAATGTCGTGGCCTGCAGGCTCACGCGGGAATGAAGAAAAAAGCGCGGCGAGATGGCCGCGCACTTTGGCATCCCGCGACAAGGGCGGGGGGAAGTTTTCGAAGCGGGGCGCGGGGCGCCCCTCATCCGGGACGCTCAATCGAGCGGATACTCACCGTCTTCGCCAATGCCGACCCAGTTGAGGCGACCGAAGGCGCGCAGGATGGCAGGCGTGAGTTCCTCGCTCTCGTCTTCCGAGTGTTCGATGGTGGCGGAGCTCGTCAGGCCGCGCATCGACTCGATGCTGATCACGGTGCGGTGACCTTCGAAGTGGATCCAGTCGCCCCAGTTCTTCGACTCGTGGCGCGGGAAAAGCTTCTCCTTGCGGAGGGCATCGACGACTTCTTTTACGGTGCAGGGATCTTCGGAATCGGGAAGTTGCAGGACGGTTTCCAT